GGGTCTTCAAACAGAGTCTGAGACGGTCCCAGTCAAACTAGTCCATGCTAGTCGAGGCAAGATGGCCCGAGCAGAGCCAGTCTCCGCCCTGTACGAACAAAATAAGGTACGCCATGTAAAGGGCCTGAACGACCTTGAGGACCAGATGGTCACTTGGGAGCCACTAGGCTCTATTGGCTCTCCAGACCGCTTAGATGCCCTTGTGTGGGCTATTACGGACTTATCCCTACAGGGCTATGCCAAGCCCCAACTAAAGCTGGCGTATAGCTCTGCGAAAGGATTACGATAATGCCCAAGAAGCTCTCGGAAACAGAAGCCAAGAAGATTCTTGGTGTAGCTGGTGACAACACACATAATGGCCAAATTAGGGCAGACGAGTTCCTACCCGAGCTTCGTGGCAAGAAGGCCATCCGTAAGTACCGTGAGATGCGTGATAACGACAGCACTATTGGTGCGGTTATGTATGCTACGGAACAGGTACTACGTGATGTAGAGTTGAAGGTTGTAGCAGCTAACGACAGTGCAGAAGCACAACGAGAAAAAGAGTTTGTTGAATCTGTCTTAGATGACATGGATCACACTCTTGACGACCATATCGCAGAGGCTTTGTCTTCTTTGTCGTATGGCTTTGCTTGGTTTGAGGTAGTATATAAGCGCAGGGCTGGCCCACAGTTCCGAGACTACAAGAAGTATTCCAAGTACAGTGATGGTCGTATCGGTATCCGTAAGCTGGCCTCAAGAGCGCCTTGGACGGTCTCTAAGTTTGATGTAGACCAGAAGTCAGGCGACGTACTGGGTCTCTATCAGGAAGGCTCACAGTTTGGTAAAAGCCATTATATCCCGGCTACGAAGTCTCTATACTACAAGACGACTGCAATTAACGGCGACCCTAGTGGTCGTAGTATTCTTCGTAATGCTTATACCTCTTATGAGTATCTGAACAACCTTCAGTCTATTGAGGCTATTGCAGTGGAGCGAGAGCTTGCTGGTATCCCGGTAGCTCGTATTCCCTCGGAGTACCTCTCCAGTGATGCTACAGCCTCTCAGTCGGCTATCAGGTCCGACCTACAAGAGATTCTCCGAGACGTGAAGTTTAATGAGCAGGGTTACATCATCCTGCCTAGTGACACCTACCCCGACAAAGATGGTAGCCCAACCAATGTCCGTCTTATGGACATAGAGCTTATGGCTTCTAGTGGTACTCGCAACATTCAAATCGACCCGATTATTAACCGCTATCAGCATGACATTGCTCGTAGTGTATTGTCTGAGTTTCTTCTACTCGGCGCACACAGTTCCGGCGGCTCGTATGCGTTATCTAAATCTAAGACCGACCTCTTTCTACGTGCCTTGGAGAGCTACATTAGTGCCATCACTGATGTACTCAACAAACAACTCGTTGAGCGACTGTGGCAACTTAACGGCCTTTCCTACGACACAATGCCTTACATCAAGGCTGGTGATGTAGCACCGCATGATCTTCGTGAGATTGCAGCCTTCCTCCGTAATCTGAATGGTGCGGACATTAACGTGTCTGACCATCCAGAAGTAATTCAAGACCTCATGGATATTGCAGAGCTAACCTATGAACCTAATGAAGCTCCCCGGCGAGATGTACAACCGGATGAAGACGCAAGCGAAGAATAAGCAAGACCTCCAGACCCTTTATGCTATGACAGATCGTGAACTGAACGATATTGGCCTCACACGAGGGACTATCAAGGAAGCGTTCTACAAAGGAAAGAAGTAATGCCTTACAGCACCAATGCAGAACTCCCCAAAGCAGTACAAGACAATGTTCCTGAGTCTAAGCAGGGTCAGTGGCGTAGTGTCTTTAACTCTGTTCTGGAGGACACTGGTTCCGAAGAACGGGCCATTCGTGCTGCATACTCTGCTGTAAATAAGACTGATGTAGCTTCTAAGGTTAAGGCCAACCTGAATAAGGCTGAGTACCGTGGTGAGAAGGTAACGCTAGACAAGCCGTTCCGTCTTCCTAAAGGCAGCAACAAAAAGTTTGGTGTGTACGTCAAGTCTGGTGACAAGGTAAAGCGTGTGACCTTTGGTAGCCCTACGATGGAGATTCGTCGGGACGACCCTAAAGCTAGGGCCAGCTTCCGAGCCAGACATAATTGCGACAGTAAGACTGATAAGACCACTGCTGGTTATTGGTCCTGTAAGATGTGGGAATCTGGTTCCTCTGTGAGTGACAACCTCTCTAAGGACGATTCTGAACAAGCGAACCTAGAAGGTCAAATCCTTAAGACAGATGACGAACAACGTCTGGTTTATGGTTGGGCCTCGGTCATCACTGAAGATGGTAAGCCTCTGGTAGACCGTCAAGGTGATGTAATTGAAGCCGACACTATGGTTAAGGCCGTGAATAAATTCATGGAACATATTCGTGTTGGTAAGATGATGCACAAAGGTGAACAGGTGGGTCAAGTGGTCCACTCTATGCCACTCACTAATGAGATTGGTGAGTCTTTGGGTATCTCCAGTAACCGGGAGGGTTGGGTCGTAGCATTGAAGGTATTCGATGATGAGGTCTGGTCCTTGGTTAAATCTGGCCAACTTACGGCCTTTTCTATCGGCGGCAAAGCTAAGAGGAAGGAAGTAGATGACTAACATCCTACTCGACTTGGAGTTGGACGAACTGTCACTTGTTGACCGTCCTGCTAACCAAGCCGCTACAATCTGTCTTATTAAGAGGGACAATACAATGAACCTTGAAGAACGCAAAGCGTACTACATGGACAAGGGCATGTCCGAAGACGAAGCCCTTAAGAAGGCTAAAGAGGACATGAAGAAGTCTGACGATATTGAGGTTGATGAGCCTGAAGTATCTAAGGCTGACGATGCTTCTGAAGCTGATATGCTTTTGGCTGAGGTTGATGCTGCTAAGGCAGAAATCAAGCGTTTGGCAAAGGCTCTGGAAGACAATGGTTTTGTAGTTACCGAAGAGACGGTAACCAAGGCCGAAGAGCCAGAGTACTACGAATTTAATGGTGAGCAAATTGTCAAGTCTGACATCCCTGCTCCTATTCTGAAGGCACTTGAAGAAGTGGAACTGGAGAAGCGTCAGGTTGCTCTGCGTAAGCAAGCTGAAGAAATCCTTCCTAACTTCGATACGGAAGTTGCGGCCTCCATCTTGGGCTACGTTGCCAAGGATGACGCAATTGTTGAGGCTCTCAAGGCTGCTGATGCAGCAATGGGTGCTTCTATGCAAGAGATCGGTGAAGCCTCTGTGGAAGCTGACATGGCTACCCCACAGGAGAAAATGGATTCTCTTGTTAAGTCTTACATGGACGAAAACAGCCTCCCTAAGTCCGGTTATGCTAAAGCCTATGCTGCTGTAGCTAAGACCGATGAGGGCAAGGCACTTATTTCTAAGCTCTACAAAGGAGAGTAAATCATGGCAACGCAAACTGGCCGCTTTAATACCATTTCTCTCGTCGCTGACGAGGCTTTGACGGCCCATACTTTCGTAACCCTGTCTTCTGATGCAGAGGCTGCTTATGTAGCTGCTGATGGCGATGATGCCATTGGCGTGACCTACGGTGCTGCTGACGCTGGTAAGATGGTCACCGTTCAGATTGACGGTATCGCAATGGTTAAAGCTAACGAAGCTATTACCGCTGGTGCTGCTGTAAGCTCCGACACCGCTGGTGAAGCTATTCCTGCTGCTGCTGGTGAAGCTCGCTTGGGCTACGCTCTTGAGGCTGCTTCCGGCGCTGGCGAAATCATCTCCGTACTTCTGAAGCCTGCTGGCGCAGATGCTGCGTAATTGAATAGCAAATAGGAGAATAAGAAATGCCTTTGCTGACCCCATCTAGCGTGCATATTGATGCACCATTGACCAATCTGACGACTGCTTATGCACAGTCTCAGGACAACTTCATTGCTGATAAAGTCTTCCCTATCGTAGGTGTAGACAAGCAATCTGACAAGTACTACCAGTACGACCGTGCGAACATGAACCGCACTGGTGATGTCAAGAAGCTCGCACCTCGTACCGAAGTAGAGCGTATCGGCATGACCGTATCCAACGACAGCTACTTTGCTGACGTGTACGGCCTCGGCATGGACTTCGATGAGCAGACCCTTGCTAACGAAGACACCGCTCTGGACATTCGTTCTGCTGGCGCTCAAACGCTTGCTATGCGTCTGATGATCCACCGTGAGAAGCAGTTCGCTACGAATTTCTTCTCTGCTGGTGTATGGACGAGCCAAGACCTTCTGTCTGGTCGTAGCCTTACTGAGTGGGATGAGGCTAACTCTACCCCTATCAAGAACATCACTGATGCGTCTCGTACCATCCAGCTTCAGTCTGGCGGCTTCCGTCCAAATACTCTGGTTGTTGGTCGTCACGTACATGATGCCTTTTTTCTC